AGGGCTGCATGACGGCAGGACAGATTGCGGATGCGATCGAAGACCTGTGCGACGATGCACCGTGTGATCCTCTGTCGGTGCAAGTGAACGGTGAGCCGTATGCTACCATCGAAGACCCTTGCGGTGGCATCGCTTCTGTCGAAGTAGTGCAGGGCGATGTTCAAGTAGGCGAGTTGATAGGTGGTCAATGGGTGGTTCCCGAATGCCCGCCATGCGATGATTTGACTATCAGCATCAACGCGGAGGATGGTGTGATCATCGTGCCGAATCCCTGTGGTGAGAGCGTGGCGATTGCAGTAACACAAGGTGGCGTTGAAGTTGGAAGCTGGAACGGCACGGAGTGGGTGGTTCCGGAATGCGAAGACGCTGAAGTGACCTTCGATGGTCTGCCTGTGCTGACGATTCCATGCGGTGATACGGGAAACCTTGACTGCGGAAGCAACATTGAATCGGCGCACGTCACGCTGGGAGGAAGTGGTGATAACGGCATCTACTACATCAGCGGCACAGCCGGAGGCAAGACGCGGTATCAGAAGAACGCGAACCATGCGTTCGAATACAGCGGCACCAGGTGGGTGCTGATCAGACCCGGCAGCGACCATCAAGCTGCGTTGGGTAACGAGACCTATCCGTGGCTGGCGAACTGGACCGGGACTGGTATTGCTGTGGACGAAGGAACCATTAGCCAGTACTGCGGCGGCAACATTGAGCCGTGTGCAGACCTGACCATCGACATTAACGGCACGACCTACGGCACGGTGGCAAACCCTTGCGGTGCGACAGCCGATGTCGATGTGGAGGATAGCAACGGCAACCCTGTGGGCAGTCTGGTCGGAGGCGCATGGGTGATACCGGATACCATCATTGATGATCAGGACGGCAATCAGATCGACACCGTGGTGGCTGGCGGCACATACGTTGTCATCGTGGTGAGCGGCATCGATGGCGGCGTGAGCAATACGACCTACACGAATAACATCATACAGCCATGAGCACTATAACGGCAACGGTACAACTGAGGCGCGACACGGCTGCCAACTGGACATCTAACAACCCGACCCTGCTTGCTGGCGAGATAGGTATTGAGAGCGATACGAAGCGCATGAAGATAGGCAATGGCACGCAGGCATGGACAGCCCTGGCCTATGCGCAAGGGACGGCTGCGCTGGTCAACACAGGGACAGGAGCGACCGATGTGCCAACCATCACCGATGCCGACGCACGCTACAGACTGGCGTCGGATGGCTGGAACATCTTGACCAAGCCCACGTCGACAGCGAGGACTAACAACACGTTGGCCGCTGATCCTTATCTCGTGTTGCCAATGGCAGCCAACACCAACTACAGCGGCACCATCACCCTCTACGTATCGGCATCATCAGGCGGAGACTTCAAGAGTCGAATAACAGGACCAGCAAGCCCGACGAGAGTGTTCTTAGCGCAGGTCTTCTTCAACTCAGCCGGTACTCCATCCAACAGGATAGCGAGTGCTTATGATACCAGTGACTTGGCGCAGACAGCAGGGGCCACCTTCATCATTCGCGGCCAGCTCAACTTCACCGTCGAGAACGGAGCCAATGCGGGCAACCTTGAATTGCAATGGGCGCAAAACACGACCGACGCATCCGCTGCCACAGTCCTGGCTGGATCAACGATTGAGTGGCTTAAGTTCTAATCGAAATGCGACCGATCAATGCACAGCCGCCCGACTGGCCGCAAGAACTTCTGCCATGATTGCTGCGGTGCTGATACTGACGGCTATCTGCTTCGTTGTATGGCGCATGGACATCGACCGCAAGTCGAAGCGTGAGCGCGATGCCATCTTCGCGAAGCTGGAAGTTCACGAGCATCAGATCAGAGAGATGCAGGATGCGATCGCAGCATCACCGTTCGTGACCTATCCGTATGTCTACAGCAACTCAACCAAGCAATGACGGCAGTCGCGATATCGATGTACGGAGTAATCATCGTTTGGCGATACCTGGTTGATCGCAAGGCGCAGCGTGAGCGCGATGAAATCAAAGAACGTCTTGAGAAGATTGAAGAGATACTACGATGAAGGACATGATTCGTGATGTGATCGGAGGAACACCTGCTGAAGTAGGTGCGAAGATTCTGCTGAGTGCATTGGTGGTCCTGTGGGGCAACTTGCAGGTCATCGGCATGAGCATCTTTCTCTACTTCATCTTGCTGATCATTGACGCGTTCATGGGCGCGAACGTTGCGATGCGGAAGGGCATCAGATTCAACGTCAAGCATTTCACGTTTGGACCCTTGAAGAAGTTCGCGCTGACGGCAGCGATGCTGTTCGTCGCGTCGATAGTGGATACGATGATACCCAACGTGACGTGGATACCTGAGACACCTTTGTTTATCGCTGTTGCTTCGTTCGTTGGTCTGACTGCTCTGCTTGACGTTGCGAGAAAGTACGGAGTGCTGACAGGCAGCAAGCTGATCAAGTGGCTTGAAAAGAAATTAGGTGGATACATCGCTACCGATGACGAACGAGTGGACGTATAGCCAGGGAACGGGTAAGCTAACGGACCCGACAGGACGTGTCGTAGCTGTGGGATACAGCGGCAACGGAGCAGGTCTGAACAACTGCGAGATGCAGCACGTCAAGGCCGTCGGTCCTATTCCGCAGGGCTTTTGGGTGATGGGCAGTCCGTACAATTCGAAGAACGTGGGACCGTATGCAATCCCTCTGAAGGCTGTGCTTGGAACGAATACCTACGGGCGTTCGGCGTTTCTGATTCACGGGGACAACGCCAAGAAAGACAACAGCGCATCGCATGGATGCATCATTGTATCGCGGGCGGTTCGTAACTTGGTGGTGGACAGCGGAGTGAAGGTGCTTCGCGTAATACCATAACCGATGGCAAACAAGAAGGACAAGGTGGTAATCTACCAGTCAAAGAAAGTACCTGGTCAATGGGGGTGGCGATACATCGCTGCGAACGGCAAGAGAATCGCGATCAGTGGAGAGTTGTACAAGAACAAGGCGCACGCGGAGAAGATGGCGATGCGGTTGTTTCCTGAGACCGTGAAGCGATGAAGTACGCTCTGCTGCTGTTGGTCATCATGCTGACATCGTGCAGCGCGGAGCGTCGATTACAGCGGCTGCTTGACAGACATCCGGAGTTGAGCAGAGTTGATACCTTGGTGGTTCACGACACCATTGTGATTGCAGGTGATACCATTGTGCGAGTGGTGCAGCTACGTTCCTTCGACACGCTGAGAGTCGAGAACGAAAGGCAGGTGATACAGATAGTGCGAGTTCCAACGGGAAGCATCTGCGATACTGCACAGATCAAGCTGGACGTGATGGGCGTGATCAAGGCTGATACTATTTATCGCGAGATCAGCGTACCTGTGGATAGGATAGTTCCCTGTCCAACGAAGAGCGTCAGCGAGTGGTGGCGAACGGCTGCGATGATTCTCGCAATCCTTGTCTTGGCGTTGATCCTGATGCGACCAAGAGTGGAGTGATGGGCATCGCGATCATGGTCTGCCTCATGATGGCTGCATGGTGCGCGGAGTACGATGCCGGACGTATCATTGAAGGTAAACCAATCCATCATCGAACCTGGTGGATGATTCGCGCATCGGTGATGGTAATCACCTGCATTGCGATGGAAGTTCCGTGGATGTCTGTCGGCTGTGCTGGTCTGTTCTCCGCTGCATTCAGACTGGAGTTGAACGCTGCCCGTGGTCTGACCTGGTACTACATCAGCGATTCGAACTGGTACGATGCCGCGTGGATCAAGCTGGGTGGCAGCGCCAAGGCAGGGGGCATCCTGGCCTACTGCGCGGAAGGTATAGTGTTCATGGCTGTTCTGACCTGGTATCTGATGCGTTAGGGTGAAATGTTAAAATTTGTTAATGCTGTTGACAACAGCGGAAAGACAGCTATATTTGTCAAACAATCAACGCAACACCTACCACGATGACTAAGTCAGAAAGAACCCAAGCACGGATTGCCAAGATGGACCTGATGCGCCGTGCATCTTACTGCGCCGAAGCGCGTGCAGAACTTCGCGCCATCTACGCATCCAAGGCAAAGAAATGATTACGGTCAACAGCATATCGGGGGGAAAGACATCGGCGTTCATGGCTGTACACTATCCGGCAGACCATGACGTGTTCGCCTGTGTGCTAATCGATGACCCGTCATGCGCCCCGAAAGACGAGGGCTTGATCCGTGCCGTGAGCGACAAGCTGGGTATGGACTTCATTGCCACGGCAGAGCGGGATGCGACCCTTCGCGTTGTGCTGGACTTGGAGCAGTTGACAGGCAGGGCCGTGACGTGGGTTCACGGGCCGTCATTCGACCGTATCAACAAAACAAAGGACGGCAGAGCGGTGCGTGTGCCGAATAAAAGCTGGAGGCAATGCACGACCGATATGAAGATGCGACCCATGTTTGACTGGTGGCACAGATCTATTGGTCAAAAGGTGGAGATGCGTATCGGCATCCGTCACGACGAAATGGAGCGTGCCGCGAAGCTGACCACATCATTTAAGGGCGTAGTGGGAAAGCGTGGCAAGCTGAACAGGTGGGAGATAGTCGAATGGAGAAACGTTCGCTGCCCGTTGATTGACGATGCAGTAGACCACTATCAGGTCGCGATGTGGGCGCGTTCAACGAATCTTCCTTTCCCGGCAGACAGCAACTGCGTTGGCTGCTTCTGGAAGCCCGTTCAGCAGCTGAGAAAAAACTGGGACGAAGAGCCGGAGAAGATGGAGTGGTTCGCAGGACAGGAAAGGGCGTGTGGTGCATCGTTCAAGGACGGCATCACTTACGACCAGGTCAAGACCATCGGCATCCAACAAGGCTTCATGTTCGGCACAGGAGCAGGATGTGATGCCGGATATTGCACAGACTAACACACGCCATGAAAGTCGCTCTGCTCCATCGCCACTACAACGAAGACCACCTGGCATCCGTGACCGAACAGATGCAGACCTTGGGCGCACCGACAATCAAAGCAGTATGGATGGAGACCTGGCAGATGTGGGTGGCGATGGAGGGCTGTCACCGACTGCGTGCTGCCAATGCGTTGGGACTGACTCCGGTGATCGAAGAGATGGACTACAGCGACGAGATGATAGTGATGGACGATGGTGAGCAGATATCGATCTCCGAAATCTGCGACGATGCGTACAGCGCACAGGTGCTCACATTCTGATAACGTGTATAGGAAACGGGCGTTTGCTATACATATTGTCAGAGCAACGCCAAATGTTAAATTTTCACTCTGCTGTTGACAATACCGGAAACGCTCCTATCTTTGACCCAGCAACAACGAAACACACACACGCCATGAACGCCACCACCGAACTCAGCAAAGTCTACAAAGCAAACCAGTGCTGCGATGCTTCAGACTTTGATTATGCCATAAGCGAAGTGAAGCGCATCGCTCATAATTACGGATGGACTCCATCGCTGCGCGCCCGATTGGTATCACTTGAAAGGGCGAAGGCATCCGCGAAGCAAGTACCAGCACCGTTCAACGGAATGAAGGCAGTCGACTTCCACTACCACGCCATCACGCACGAAGGCCGCGAAATTCTGCGGGAACTTCGCGAGGCAAAGGCAGATGCCGAAGGCGAGCCACTGGAGTTCATCAAGTGGCGTTCGTCGAAGGGGAAGATGTGGCTCTATACGGCTAAGAGCGTACACGCCAAGGACTAACAACACACAGGCCGGACCCGCGCCCCCATAGTTCCTTAAGTTGCAAGGGCGCGGGCCGGACCTAATCACACACACACACACAACACACACACGACAATGGAACGCAAGACCTACTACCTATTCGGTGAGACGAACTACTACCAGGCAGCACGGAACGCGAAGTTCAAGCACCGCCGACGAATCGCCTGTCGCTTCTTCGACGGGACCGCAGAACAAGCCAGTCTGAAGCTGATGGGCTACCTGACAGACGAGTGCGATGACTACCTGTGGAGCGACGATAACAAGAGCATCACCTACGGCAACGCTGTGATCTTCACGCTGGGGGAGATGAGTTACCACGATGACGGCTACACGTGGGAGTTCATTTCTGCCGATGAGATGAACGAAGAAGATGCACGACTGGCGCATGATATGTCGCTGCTGTCGCAAGAAGACGAGGCGATGCTAAAGGAGAAGTACGATCTCAACGAAACCAACTAAACGATGAACACGAAACACACACCCGGACCTTGGCGCACTGATGTCCGAGACCCGGCATTCGTCAACTACGATGTCCGCACAGATGACACCATCATTTGCACGATGGGTATTGAAATGCCCACTGAAGAGGAAGCTGCCAACGCCCGCCTCATCGCTGCCGCCCCGGAGTTGCTGGAGGCGTTGGAAGACCTTGTAAATATGTGGTCCGCAGCGAACATGGTAAAGGCCCGCGCCGCCATCGCCAAAGCAACCAAGCCATGAACACCATCTGTAACACCCAACCAACCATGAAGCACTACGGACATACAATCACGACGAGCGCAGCACAGATCAATGACATCAAGACCTTGCACACACAGACGGACACCGAATGGGAAGGTGCGTGTCCGGATGGTGACACGGTCTTCGTGTACGGCATCACCATCGTGGACCAGGTGATTGAGATCCACGCGGCAAGTGCAGAAGAAAGCTACAAGGCGTATGAGTACCTGACCGACATGGTGAACGCTATGGACCCGTTCGACCTGCTGTGGGCAGAGTTGAAGAAGTCTATTGTGATTGCACGGACCCGAAGCAGTACGCTCACGTCGAAGGACAACACCAGCGTGCAGGTCAAGGCAGGAGAGATCATGATGGTGCGTGCTGACGCGTTGATGAAGGCGAAGCTGACAGACGCTGAAGCTGTGTGTATTGCTGCTTCGTTGCTGGCTAACCTGGCCCCGGCACAAATCAACGATCACAAATGAACAGCGAAGTAACGATACGGCTCTTCCGTTTGCAGAGCGGGATTAAACGACTCTGCACAGGGCCAGGATATATGTGGCTGTTCGAAGACATCCCGTACATCACATCGGCGCAGAACACGGCGAAGGCGAAGGAACACGTTCGCGCTATCTGCAACGGCAGGATTTGTCCGGCATGGGAACCAGTCCTTGATCAAATGGAACGAGCGTTGGAAGCAAAGGGCTACGAGCCGTTAGGGCAGGATGTTAAATGATGCTAACGATGTTAGCAAGAGTGCATTGACTGTTATCTTTCGACAACACACACACACACAATGGAGAACGAAGAACTGATCTTGAACCACGATGGAAACCTTGGCAACAACACGATGCCAGGATTCGGAACCAAGGATGCATTCGAACTGGCGCAGCGACAGGCGATGGCGTTGTGCAAATCGACGCTGGTGCCCAAGGACTACCAAGGCGTGAACAACCTTGGCAACTGCTTGATTGCATTGGACATGGCGTATCGCATCGGGGCGAACCCGATGCTGGTGATGCAGAACCTGTACGTTGTGCAGGGCCGACCAGGATGGAGCAGCACCTTTCTCATTGCATCTGTCAACCATTGCGGCAAGTACACGGCATTGCGCTACGAGGAGCGTGGCGTTGAAGGATCGAAGGACTACGCAGTTCGTGCATGGGCAACGGAGAAAGCGAGTGGTGAACGACTAAACGGAACGTGGATCACTTGGGCAATGGTCGAGCAGGAAGGATGGTCGAAGAAAACTGGCAGCAAGTGGCTGACGATGCCGGGGCAGATGTTCAAGTATCGGGCTGCGGGCTTTTGGGTACGGACCTATGCACCTGAGATCAGCATGGGACTGCTCACGGCAGAAGAAGTGCAGGACATTACACCGACGAAGCCAACGGTGCAGCAGTCTATCAGATGGACGCAGAAGCAGATGGATGAGTGCAAGTTCCAGGTCGAAGTGATTGGACGCGTGAGCGCAGATGAGATCTTGGAGCAGTACCCGAACCTGGTGCAGGACCAGCGTGACATCGTAGCGACATTCACGTTTCAAGCACAGGGAGCATGATCGCGCTAACGGCACAAGACGTGGCATGGAAGCAGACCCGGGTGGGGAAGTTCACGGCCAGCACCATCGGGCAGTTGATGACATCGCCAAGAAGCAAAGCAGACCGCGAAGCTGGTGGATGGTCAGCGACAGCCATGAAGCTGATCAAGATCAAAGCAATCGAACGGCTGACAGGTCAGTACATACGGGGCAGCGAAGTGGAAGCGATGCGCCGTGGCCTACTGCTTGAACCTGCTGCTCTGCATCTCTTGAACAGGCATTGGCGGAACGTTGATGTCACAACGTGGCAAGAGTTTAATTCCTTCATCGGTGCGACACCGGATGGCCTGGTTGATCAAGGGACCGCCACGATGGATTTGAAGTGTCCAATGAACGCAGCCGATGTGCTTCTGTTCCAGGATGAAGTTCAAGACGGCTCGTGGGAATCGTTGCTTGCGTGGGACAAGGACTACGCATGGCAGATCATGACGCAGAGCCTTTGCTGCGAACTGAACACCTGCTGGCTGGTCTACTTTACCGACCGTCTTTCGATTCGCAAGTTCGAAGAAGACGAGCGAGAAGAAGTGCAGAGTCTCATCGACCAACGGGCGGAACTGCACAGCCAGGAGTCTCTTTACCCTTGGTCGTACACGTTCGATTCAGACGGCTACTACTTCGCTGCGAAGCGATTCGAAAGGACTGACGAGATTACGATTCAGTTGCTTTCAACTTTGGCAAGGGCGAACGAGGAATGTGATCGGCAGGTGGAACGTCTTAAAGCGATGATACAATGAGCAGCAAACTAAACGCCGAAGAACTGGCCACGAAGCGGTCTAACGAATATGTGGATACTTTCTTTTTTGGCGATGACGCAGCCGAAAAGAGACACGCCTACGTGATACACAAGGAAGCCTACTTTGCCGCCATTGAAGAAGTAGCACAGCCAATCGCAGAACAGCGGGATGAGTTACGGGATGCGCTGCAAATGCTATTGGTTGCATGGATATCCGAGCGCGTATTGATGCAGGATGACAACCCTCCTGAATACGTTGTAATCGATACTGTTGATTTGGTTCAAAAGGCGTGGGATGTTACAAATGAACTACTTCGTAAATACCCAAAGCCATGAGCAGCGTCATGGTACTTCCGTCGAAGATGAACGAGGACGATGCGTTCGAATCCACCTATCCACCACGTCTATACACCTACCAGTTGAACGGTGAGATACACACCTTGTCCGACGAAGAGAGACAGGCAGGTGAGCGCGTTGGATATCAGACCTACGAGCAGTACGCACAGGCAGCAACGGTCTATCACGAAGCTCACGGTGGCTGGGATTTGTTTGACCAGCGACCCGGAAAGACGCAGCGTCAAACGCTGAAAGAGGAACTGCCGTGGTCGTTAGCGGAGGACCAGGCTATCATGTACCTGTACCGCCAAGGCCATATGTGGGAGATCATCGCGGGCCAGTTGAACAGAAGCATTGGTGCTGTGAGCAGACGTTGGACGAGAATCAGAAACTTCTATCTTTAACGCGTCACGCAAGTGACCGCTGGTGCCAGACAGCGATGAAGAACAACCAACATACCGCCCCAATGGGAAAGCATCCGCTGGCACGGACGCGAGTACCTGCGGGGCGTTTCGTTTGCCATGACGCGAGATAGCATAATCATCTACCGCAGCTGGTACGAGGCGATCAAGGAACTTGACGCTGATGTGAAGGTCGCGCTGTACGAAGCGATCATCCACTACGGTCTGAACCAGGAAGAGCCGAAGCTGCATGGCATCGCACAGGTCGTGTGGCAACTGATCAAGCCTAACGTGGATGCCAACTATCGTAAGTGGGAGAACGGGCAGAAGGGAGCGCAGCACGGAGGCAAGGGAGGAAGACCAAAGAAACCCCAAGGAAACCCCACCGAAACCCCACAGGGGATACAAGATGAAACCCCAAAGAAACCCCAGCGAAACCCCAAGCGAACCCCCAATGTAAATGTTAATGTAAATGAGAATGAGAATGAGAATGCACGTAGTGGAATTGAGTGGCCCGCATGGGCAGGTCCAAACGTCTTGAAGACTTGGAAAGAGTTCAAGGCGTACCGACTCACAACGCATCGGGCCAAGTACAAGTCGGACAGCACAGAGCAGCACGCGGTGAACCTTCTTGCGAAGTACTACACGAAGGGCGAAGAATGCTTTGACGGTCTTAACCTTGCAATGGCAAAGGGATGGAGATTCCCGGTTGACCCGAAAGACCTTGCACCGAAGAACGGCAAGCCATTCGAAATAGCACCGGAAGACAAGATGAGCGAGCAGAAGAGAATCCGGCTGGAGATCGAATCGAAGTACGGCATCGAACCAGGTGGACCGATAACGAAAGACATGGTCCCCCGTGAGCAATGGGCAGTCATGGGCATGGATAAAATGATCTGAAGATGGAACTGATACCAACAGACGTTGAACAGATAGTGATCGGGCAGATATTGCTGGACCACGCGGTGATGTCTACTGCTGCACAGATACTCAGAGCAGAACATTTCGGGAATGACGAATGCCGCGAAGCATACGAAGCCTGTCTTTCGGTATGGCGCGGAGGAACAGGCGTGGACCTGCTGACCATCGCTGTGCAGTTACAGCGAGAGCAGAGCGCAGGAATCGGCGAGACGATGGCGAAGATGGTCGGATGGACGCTCAGAGTTTCAGCACCAAGGAACTTCGAAGCACACGCTGCAATCATCCGTGAGTGCTACGCTTCAAGAATCTTGAAGGATGCTGGTGAGCAACTTGTTCGCGGGACCATCGAAGGGAAGGAATACACCGAACTGATCGCACCTGCAACGCGGGCATTGGCGAAGGCATCAATGGCGGAAGACAAGCCGGACGTGAACGCAGGAACACGAGCGTTCGAATTGATGAACAGCAGCGACAGACCTTCACCGACATACCTACAGGTGGCAGGTTTGGATTCGCTGGTGTGGATTCTTCCCGGCAATGTGGTGGCGATTCGTGCAGACCCTGGAGTGGGCAAGACGGCGTTCGTTCTGTCGGTGGTTCTCAACCTGATGCCAAGAATCAAACCGTGGTTTGTCTCGCTGGAGATGCCCGCTGATGAACTGATCAAGCGAGCGTTATGTCAGATCGCAATGGTGGACATTCAGTCGGTGATGGTAGACCGGATGACGGCACAGGAGCGCAACAGGCTGGCACAGGCGGCATCGAACTACGGTGACATCCTTGGCACGCTCGACATAGACGATAGTGGCAGCATGACCATTGACGAGTTCGCAGCCAAGGCGGAGAACAGAGTGAAGAACGGAGCAGGTCTAATAGTCGTGGACTACGCACAGCTGATGAGCGCAGACCGAAAGCTATACACCAACAAGGTGCAGGAACTGGAAGCCATATCGATGGGCATTCGGTCAACAGCGAGGAAGCTGAACGTTCCAATTCTTTTGATCGTCCACGTCAACAAGCAGGGTGAAGACCACGGCACGATTCAGTTTGAGAAAGATGCCCACGTCAGGATACACCTGTCGCGCGATGCTGATCAGATGACCATTGATGTTCTTAAGAATCGGAACGGAAGACCAGGTAAGATCACTACACCTTGCATGATGCGTTACGGCATCGTCGGCAGGAGCAGCCCGCCAAGCTGGGCGCAACCCGATGACGAGTTCACAATACCACACCCGGACAAGAATCACGCACCATTCTAAACACACACACATGAAACACGTAGCAGTAGCAATCGCCATTCTCTTTACACAGATGGCACACGGACAGGTCAAGGAACTTCTTGAGAGTTACCATGAAGCGACCAGCACTAAGCCGATGAACGACGAGGCGTTCTATCTCTCAGACGGCCACGCATTCAAGCCTTACCCAACCAGCATCGTAGGAACCGCTGACTGCCTGGGAACCTGGTCGAACTTGATGGTTATGATGCAGAGAGATCACAAGCACCTTGGGAGATCGGTAAACAAGGTGGTGCTTCCGAAGAGCGTTGTATCAATGACGGACTATGAAGCCATGTCTGTGATGCTGCGTCTTGATCAGGCATCGGTCAAGGTACACGACCAGTTCCTGGTGAACGGTGATACGATCGTGCTTTGTTTGTCAATGAAGCAGAAAGGAAACAGCGTCACACTACTTTCGAAATGATGGAAGACGAACTGATCTACGCAGACGAGAACGGCATGATTGAGATGGTCGATACTGGTTCCAAGTTGCGATTCGTCGTAACCAAGAAGGACGGTCGCGAAGTATGGACGAACGACATCGAACGGGCGCACCAACTGCTGGCAGGTAAGCTACAAACACCGAAGAACGATGTTGAGGAAACAGCTGAGTGACGCAGTACAGCAGCGTCAGAGGGCTATCACGCAGGGCTACAGCAAGAGGAAGGACGCGGCAAGATTGAACGTTGCACTGATCAGAGCGCAGCAGTTCCTGCACAGCTATCCGGTGGCTAACGACGATCGCGTGAAGGACTGGTGCAAGGCGCATGAAGACGATGTGCGATTGATCGTGATGTCTTCACACCTTGAGAGACTGAAGATGCTGCTGCCCGTTTCGGAACTCGCACAAACAACATGACCAACATGAAGCAGAATGAAACCTTCTTCCAGTACCTGACGCGTCCAACGGGATTCGGTCGCACGTCATGGGTGGCGTTCGCGTTGATTCAATCAATGGTGATCGCGATGATATCAGCAGGAGCAGCGACCATCGACGAAGCTGGATGGGTGGCGTTCATCATGGCCGCAGCGATTGAAGCTGTTCTCTTTGGGATGTCTTACGTCAACTACAAGCAGACGCGATGAGCAATACGAAACGAGAGCCGCTGTTGAGTGATGAGGACATCAATGACCCGAAGCTGGTGATACCGATTGGGGCCAAGATGATACGCGACATCTACGAAGCTGCCCGCGCCAAGGACGCCGAGTTGATACAGCAGCTGGTGGATGATCTGCGGCTCCTTCGCATTGAGTTCGGCAATCGCGTAGGACAGACAACACAGATAGGCATTCCCTCTCTCTCTGATGCCGAAGCTGACGGATTCAAACCTTCAGATTCAAGCAACTGATGAGCGAAGCGTACTGGCAGGGCCGCAAGATGGGAGTCGCAATGCGTGGAAGCATCGACGATATCGAGTGGCTGAATCCATATGCACAGGGCAGCATTGACGCGATGGAGTGGGACAGAGGATTCAACCACGGCAGGTATGCGAACAACTACGACGATTAGGACCAAGACCTATTGGATGGGCCAAGCGGACAAGTGGTTTAGCGAGTTCATCCGTCTGCGCGACAGCGACGATGAAGGCATCGCGACCTGCGTGACCAGCGGACGGCGAATGCATTGGCGCGATTTGGATTGTGGACACTACGTCAGCAGGGCGAAGCAGTCAACGCGATACGACGAACGCAACTGCCACGCTCAGAGCAAGGGACATAACAGATTCCAGGGTGGGCATTTCCCCGAACACGGTCTACGCATCAACGAGATACATGGACCTGGCACAGCGGAGGAGTTGATTCGAAAGGGAATGATGCGATGCCCGCGAACGATTCACGACTTCAAGTACCTGGCCGAGACCTACAAGGCGAAGGTGATGGAAATCAAAGGACAGAACCCAAACAAGTACACACGATGATAGTCACATTGACAGAAGGCGAGATTGAAGTATGTCGCATGATCGCACAGATGCGCGACAGGCAGAACACGCACATCAATCACGACAAGGTCAGCAACAAAACGCAGGAACAGCAGACCTTCGAAGGCGTGATGGGCGAAGTGGCTTTCTGCAAGGCGATGAACATCTATCCTGACCTATCTACAGAGCAAAGAAAGAACGGCTACGACTGCGTGTTCAACGAACACAGAGTAGATGTGAAGTCTACCAACCATCCAATGGGTAAGCTGTTGCTGCCGGAGTGGAAGGATAATCCGGACATCGACATCTACGTTCTCGCAATTCTTCATCCGTTCCACGTGGAACTTGTCGGATGGGCATTCAAGACAGACCTGGTACAGCCGGAGAACTTGAAGGACTTGGGCTACGGGCCAACGTACGCATTGACCCAACAGCAGCTTCGGAAATTCAAGCAAGACCTGCAACACGCATGAACTACCGACTACTGCTGAAGTACCCAACACGAGCAAGGCCGGAGCAGTTCGTGGAGACCTTGAACGAATACGTGTTCAAGCTGGACCGACCTGACCTGGCTGAAGTAGTGATCAGCTGCGACATCGATGACAGCACGATGGCGCAGTACGGTCACATGACATCGATTCACTACGGAAGGAACAGGAGCAAGGTGCAAGCTATCAACGCCGATATTGACAAGGCGCAGAGCGAATGGGACATCCTTCTGCTGGTCAGCGATGACATGATCCCGCAGGTACAAGGCTATGATACCAAGATTCGAGAGCAGTTCGCGAAGCACCATCCCGATACCGATGGGGAGTTATGGCTGTATGACGGCCGTCAGGACAGGATCAACACGATTCAATGTTTAGGACGAAAGAGATACGACCACCTTGGCTACATTTATCATCCGGCCTACACCAGTCTGTGGTGCGACAACGAAGCGACTGACGTAGGACTTCGAGACGGAAAGCTGACCTTCGTGCAGGAATGCATCATCAAGAACGAGTCACCTGACTGGGGAGGCAACCAGCGGGGCGATGAGTTGTACAGACGGAACAACAAGTTCTATCACGCCGACCGGAGAGTCTACGAGCAACGCAAACGAAAGGGATTCACATGAGATCGCAGAACAACGAAGAGGCATTGGTGAAGTACTACTTCGGAACCAAGGTCGGAACGTTCATCGACATCGGTGCGAACGATGGTATCACATTATCGAACACGTATGCGGCAGCGCAGCGTGGCTGGAAGGGAGTCATGGTAGAACCATCACCATCGGCGTTCGCCAAGCTGGTGACGAACATGAATGGCCTGGATGTGCAATGCGTTCAAGCAGCAATCAACGACAAGGCAGGAACGCAGACGCTGTATGATTCGGGCGAGCATCTAAACGTAGGTGATACTGCTCTTCTGTCTACCTTAGAAATCGAACACACGCACAAGTGGGGCTGCGCCTTTGAGAGCGTTGACGTTCGTGTCATCACGTTCGCGCAACTGCTCAAGGAAGTGAACATCGAACGGGCGGAACTGATCAGCATCGACGCAGAGGGAGTGGACATGAACATCCTCAAGCAGATCGACCTTCTTCAAATCGGTTGCAGGATGTTGATCATCGAACACGAACACGCCAACGAAGTCGAGATGCTGGAGTATTGCAGATCGTATGGCATGAAGAAGTACGCAAGGAACCATCAGAACTTGATCATGATTCGATGAAGCTATCCATCTGCATCGCGACGATACCTGGCAGAGAGCATCTGTTCGGGAAGCTGATGGCGCACCTATGGCGGCAGAGTGCTGGACTACCTGTGGAGATCATCTACGATGCCAGCGACAAGCAGGTGATGAGCATCGGAGCCAAAAGACAGCGACTGATCGAAGCGGCAAGCGGTGACTACGTTGTCTTCATTGATGACGATGATTGGGTGCCGGACAACTACGTCGAAGAGATTCTGCAAGCTACCTTGACAACACCCGACTGCATCGGATTCAAGGTCGAAGTGAACGGGATGGGGCGGAGGAAGTACGCGAGCGCATCGAATCGATGGGAGCGATGGGGCGAGAAGGTCGAAGGCTACGACTACGTTCGGACGATTTACCACAAGAACCCTGTCCTGCGTGAACACGCGTTGAAGATCGGCTACCAGGATATGCGCTTCGCGGAGGATCACAACTACAGCGACAGGCTGAAAGCATCAGGGCTGCTGAAGAAGGAAGTCTACGTTGACCAGGTGCTGTACATCTACCGCTATAAGCACGAACCCATCAAGAAGAAGTTCGGCATCAAATGATGAAAGTACTTTTAGCTTGCGAGCATTCTGGAACGGTGCGCGATGCGTTTTGCGCATTAGGACACGATGCACTATCGTGTGACCTACTTCCTTCGGACAATGGTGGACCACACTACCAAGGTGACGTGAGAGACCTATTGGACGAACCTTGGGATGCCGTCATTGCGTTTCCTCCATGCACACACCTTGCAGTCAGCGGGGCCAAGCACTTCGCGAAGAAGCGGGCAGACGGAAGGCAACAGGAGGGCATCGACTTCTTCATGCTGTTCACGAAACTCAAATGCCCACGCGTGGCGATTGAGAATCCGGTTGGCATCATGTCTTCAATCTATCGCAAGCCGGACCAGATAATACAGCCATACCAACACGGAGACCCGTTCACTAAGACTACCTGTCTATGGCTGAAAGGTCTACCATTACTTAGGCATACGAATGTGGTAGACAAGGGAGAACGCCATGTTACCAAGAGCGGCAAGAGTCTTCCGAAGTGGTACAACGATGCGTTGAACCTTCCTCCTGCACAGAGGGCGATAGTACGCAACAAGACCTTTCAAGGAATCGCCAACGCAATGGCACAACAATGGGGGACTGATGAAGCACAACGAATGGAAGCGAGTGGTCTTCTCTTTTGAGTTTGGGGAAGATGGCGATCAGCCGTGTCCGCAGTGCGCGGAGTTTGACGGCTGCTGCGATTGCCCAGGACCGCACAGCGAGACCGAAGATGGGCAGCCGTACATCTACATGGAAGCAGATGGAATTATGTACGCAAAGCCACCGCGATGATAGTAACAACAGGGACCGGACTGACGTCATGCCTATCGGTCAGGCTGCACGATGCACACACCTACGCAAGGTATCACGGCTACTGGCCTACTGAGATCGACAGCAGAGGGCAGTTTGACATCTACAAGGTCAACCCATCAGATCGGATTGATACGCTCCTTCTTGGTGACTACAAGCAGCCGACCATCAACCCAACGGACTACGACCACGGCTGGCAGTACGGATGGTACGACGATATTGACCTGCCAAACCTTTCACGTATCGCGATGGATGTCTGCCGACCGTCCAAGGAAGTTCTCGCACAGGCAGCAGAGTACAGGAACAACATCGGCGATGCGACCTGCGTCATCTACAGGGGCAACGACAAGGCGAAGGAGATCACACCTGTTGACTACAGCACGGTGATCGAAGCAGCATCAGCGATAGGCGGACCCTACTTCGTTCAGACGGATGAGCAAGAGTTCCTTGAAGCATTCCTTAAGTCACACCCGAACACGGGCTACACCGACGAACTGCCGAGGATCCACAAGAACCATGACAGGTACGTGATGCCCGTGAATCGTAGTACCTTCGCTATTAAGTTCAACGCAATGTTGTGGGCGTTGGGCCAGGCTAAGAAGCTGTTGATCACGACAGGGAACACGGGCATATGGCCTGTCCTCTATCGTGGGCATACGAGCGGAGTTTGGCAGTTACACGGACAGCATCAGACATGGAAAAAATTATGAGGAAGGTCACAGCAACGCTGGCTATTATCATCGCTGTAATAGGCGTGATCGTCTTGATGCCCGCACTACCGTTCATCGCATCGGCTGGCATCTTGCTGCTAATTGCGGCAGGAATGGCGGAGATGAGCAAACCCAAGAAGAGCGATGCCGATACCCAAGCGTGAGCGAAACGAAACGCCCGATGCGTTCATGAAACGCTGCATGGCTGACGCGACAATGGTAGATGAGTACACCGAGAACCAGCGGTACGCTATCTGTGCGGACAACGTCTACGCATCTGATGAGACCTTCGATGACTATCCACAGGCAGCAAGCAACAACGCCAAGAGGGCATTGAAGTTCAGAGAGCAGAGCGGGAACCCAAGGGACTGCGGGACACCAGTAGGGTGGGCCAGGGCGAACCAACTTGCTAACAGGGAGGCGATCAGTCTTCAGACCATTCAACGCATGGCAGCGTTCGTCCGACACAAGCAGAACAGCGAAGTACCATACGAGCAGGGATGTGGTGGTCTGATGTGGGACGCATGGGGAGGAGACGAAGGAGTCGAATGGGCGATTGAGAAAGTATCAATACTTCGGAAGTGATGAAAGTACCAACAGGGAAGCTGAAACCGAACCCGTCAAACCCGAGAATCCTTCGAGACGAGAAGTTCTTGAAGCTGAAGGCGAGCATTGAATCGTTTCCGGATATGCTGAACAAGCGGCCTATCGTGGCCGTGACCGACACCGATGGCAAGTACATGGTAATCGGTGGCAACATGAGGCTGCGGGCCTGTCAAGATCTGAAGCTGAAGGAAGTGCCAATCATCCTGGCCGACGAATGGACCGAAGAGCAGCGGCGTGAGTTCATCATCAAGGACAACGTGGGCTTCGGTGAATGGGACTGGGACCAACTGGCGAACGAATGGGACGCTGGCAAGTTGGAGGCGTGGGGGCTGGACCTACCAGCATCGGGTGAAGATGACCAAGATGTGCCATTGAAGTTCGAGGACGCTTCATTGCAAGTTCGCCCACAAATGGAATACGTGTTAATAATGGCGGAACCTAACAGCGAGGAATGGGAAGAGATGAAACAGACGCTGGGACTAAAAATGGTGAGACGAGGGGGGTACAAGGAGGGGAGTGCTTTCGATGCATTGGGGCTGGAAAGGGTGCTGACATTTCAGGGGATGAAAGAAAGAATGAAGGAAAATGCTGATCGCGATACCGAGTAAGGGCCGAGCGGGTTCGACTAAGTCTGACAAGATCCTGAAAGGGGCCAAGATGTTCGTGCCTGAAAGTGAGGTGCATCAGTATAGGAACTACTGTCCTAATGTGGTCGGTGTGCCTAACTCTGTCAAGGGTATAACGACGACAAGAAATTGGATCCTGGAAAATGCAAATGACAGCAGGGTGGTATTCATCGACGATGATGTAAAGTCGGCAGGCTACATACAGCTTGGAACACGGGCCAAATACGTGAAGGTCACGGACGGAAAGGTATGGGAGCAAGAGTTCGCAAAATGGTTTGACCTGTGCGATCAGATGGACTACAAGATATGGGGCCTCAAAAGTGAAAGCGCACGACGCTCCACATACCCATACAAGCCGTTCCTATTCAGAACCTACGCAACAGCATCGTGCATGGGCATCGTGAACGACGGAAGCTACCGGTTCAATGAGGAGTACCTTGTCAAAGAGGACTACGATATTTGCCTGCGGCATATCAAAGAGCGCGGCGGATTGTTAGGCGTTCGATATATGCATTGGGAAAATGAGCATTGGGGGACCAATGGGGGATGCAAGGACTACCGAACGATGAAGATGGAAGAAGAGGCGATCGCAATGCTTCGGAAGGACCACCCCGGCATGGTACGAATGGCAAAGAGAGAGGCGGGCGCATACACAATACAGCTAAACCTGTAAAAAGACGCTTAAACAGCGGTAGAACAGCGTGAGTAAGACGGCAGGAATAGAACCCCACAAGTTCCCAAAAGGGAAGTCCGGCAACCCCAAAGGAAGGCCCAAGAAGCTGCCGGAAATCGACAAGCTGCTGGCCGATGTACTTGGGGAGGAGAAGGATGGCATCACGGCAGCAGACGCAATCCTTCGCAAGCTGAGAGCAATGGCAGCGGCTGGCAACATCCGGGCTGCTGAGATATTGCTGGACCGAGCATACGGCAAAGCGAAGCAGCAGATGGACTTCACCAGCGGCGGCAATCCCGTTCCCATCCCGACGATTATCATGCCCAAGGATGAATGATCGCGCTATCGCAGAAGCAGAAGCAAGCTTGGAAGCTGCTCGACAGACCTGAGATAATCGAAGTCTTCGCAGGTGGCGGAGCAGGTGGCGGCAAGAGTTACCTTGGATGTCTCCGGCAGATCTATCGAAGGACCGCCTACCCAGGTACGCGTGGGTTCATCGGGCGTGAGGACTTCACGGCGATGCGTGATAGTACGATGAAGACCTACTTTCAGATCCTTTCGGAGTTAGGCTACAGGTCGATTGAACACTACACCTACAACGGGCAGGAGCATTCGATCTACTGGAAGAACGGCAGCGCGGAGTGGCCTGGTAGCGAGCAGCACTTCAGATACATGAGGCATATGCCGAGCGACCCGGACTACAACAGATTCGGATCGACGGAATACACCGATGCGTTCGTGGATGAAGCACCCGAAGTGGATGCCCGCGCCTGTCAGGTATTGCTATCACGACTGCGATACGGTCACAGCAGGTACAATATCACGCCCGAAATCCTGTACACGGGCAACCCAGGTGAATCGTGGATCAAAGACCAGTTCGTGCTGGACCACAACGCGGACCTTGTTACGCTACCGAAGCACAGGGGAAGGGTGCTGTTTACCATCAGAGACAATCCCGACGAAGCGTTACGAGACCAATACATCAGCACGTTGATGCACCTTGACCACTACGACAGGGCGCGTCTGCTGGATGGCGATTGGTCAGCACGACCCAAGGCCGAGCGTCCGTTCGCGTTCGCATTCGACAGGAGGAAGCACGTTCGCCCGTTCGTCCTTGACAACAGACTTCCTGTAATCATCGGCATCGACTTCAACGTGGACCCGTTCTGCGCTCTGATCTGTCAGGAGCAGGGGAAGACGTTCGGTATCTCGCACGAGATCGACATCAAAGGTGGCAGCATCGAAGAGATGGTGGAGCGCATCACAGCGATTGCACCGAACATCATGTTCCATCAATACACGGGTGACCATACGGGGACGGCACGTCGAATACAGATGAAGTCTACTGCGTCGATGTGGGATGATTTCATGACGGCAATCAGAGCGAGGGAATCACAACTGAAGCTGCCAGCGAACCCAACGCACAAGGAGAGCAGGGAGCAGGTGGCATACGTTCACCATCACCATGCGGACTTCAGAGTGGACCCAAGCTGCACAGGTCTGATCTATGACCTGGAGTCTGTCGAAGTAGACGCTGACCTGCACATCATTAAGAGCGACAGGAGCAAAGCAAACCAGCGGGCGGACAAGTTGGACGTGATGCGCTATGTGATCAACACGTACCTTTACAAGTGGATTCAAACACACCGTAAGACCAATGCTCTGCAACGACCAAGCATTAGCGTACAGTCTGCGTCTATGCGCGGAAGATGACGCGATCATCTACATCGGAATGTCCGAATGCGTGAACCTGGTCGTGCAGTTCACTGACCTTGCAACGGGGCGAGTGATTCACATTGACGCTGAAGCAATCGGGGATGAACACTACATTCTCGCTTCCGACCTTGGCATCAATGAGTTCCACAGCTACGCGGTCCAGTTGCTGAACCTTGGCGTTCCTGTGCCGTTCACACCGTATGTGATGGAGGGCTGCGACATTGAGTTAGCCACGGAGGACTACAGCCAGGTGGTGGTATCGTTCGCAGGAATCATCACGCCACGGACCAGCTACTACACCAACACCGACCAATGGTTGACCATCTACTGATAGCAGCGTTGATGGCGATGGTTGCGCAAGGTGCGTATGCCTCGCAGCAGGAAGGCATGATACTGCACGTCCTGACGAAGGCGTGGATGAAGCTGCCTACGTTCTTCCATAAACCAACGTTCACCTGTCCGGTGTGCATGGTGAGCGTGTGGGGCGTGCCGACAGCGTTAGTGCTTGGATGTGAACCAATGCTACTGCCTGTCTACTTGCTGGCTGCGGCTGGCATCAACGCAGTCGTGACCCAATGATAGGGCGCATTCTCTTCGTGCTGTTCGGCAAGCAACTGCACAGCTTCATTGATTCGCAGAAGCTTCGGCCAAAGGGATTCGATGGGATGAAGCTGGCCTACACCTGGCAGGGCGTGAAGTACTACACGTGGGAAGACCTTGCAGACTTCCCGGCAATCAGACAGAAGCACGTTGAACGGTGCAACAGGATGGTTGATGCTGGCATCGGGCAGAAGACGCTGGACGATCTATGCACCTTGATCGAAGGTCACATACTTGAGGCAGTCAAGACGAGCAAGCAGGACGAGCGGAACAAGAGACTGGTGAGAGCGACACAGGCTGTCGGTGAACTACGCAACAGACCGAACGAAGTGATACCGGAGGAGATCGCTTACGACCTGTGCGCGTTGTTCGTAGCACGGGAAGATGAAGACCCACGGCTGTTCGATGCAACGATACACACGGAGAAGATCCAAGTGCTTAGGTCTGCCGGGAGAGCGGGCCATGATTTTTTTACCAGCGCGCCATTGTGGCGCAGGCTATACGGCTTATCGCTCACTACCGAAGCCGCGTTCGACGAATTGTTGATGACCTGGACCCTGGCGCGAATACGGATGAAGGCGGTGAAACAGATGCACGAATCCAAGCAGTAAAGGCGATGAGGGCATTCGATGACTTCACTTTCATGATCGCGGGTGGAGATGTCGAGCGCGTGCAGGTATTGGAGCGTGGACCGATGAGAGTCTACTGGAAGGTGGCAGAGCATCATCTCACGCAGCTACTGAGCGAAAAGAAACGACAGGACAGGGCTAATAAGAAGACACGCTATGGCAGATGAACAAGTAATCATAACGAAGTTCACGGCAGATCTGACCGACTTTGAGTCGGGCGTGAAAGTCTACAACGACAAGCTGAAGGAAGCTGAAGGACTGGCGAAGAACCTTGACAAGACGGAGCAGAAGCTGTCGAATACCACGGGCAGTCTTGCTGACAAGTTCGACGCGGCTGCTGAGAGCGCGAAGGAAGCAGCGGAAGGAACGGAGGAACTGAACACGGAAGTCAAGAAGAGCAGCAGCTTCTTCGAACGGGCAGGTGCGAGCATCAAGACGTTCGCCTCAAATGCGAAGACGAGCATCGCCAACGCAGGGAAGTCGCTCACGTCATTCAAGGGACTGAGCAGCGGCATCGGCAGCGTCTTCAGCGGCGCAGGTAAAAGTGCATCGGCAGCATTCGGAGAAATCAAGAAGAGCATCGGCGGAGTGGTTCAGTCGATACCAGGCATCGGTGGTATTGCGACTGCGTTAGGTCCGGTCGGCATCGCTGCTGCTGCCGTTGGTGCTGGACTGTTCAAGGTGATAACGAATTTCGATGCTGGTGCTACTGCTGTGCAGGGACTGGGCATCGGTGCTGGCGTGGCGTTCGACAAGTTGAGCGGTGGTCTGTCCAAGGCGTTCGATAATGCGAAGGACTTCTTTGGTGCGTTTGCTGGTGAAGGAACCATCATCGGTGATATCGTTGACGGCATTGGTGACAGCATCACGTTCGTAGTTAATAGTCTCACGCCAATCGGTGCGATATTGGATAGCTTGGGCATTGGCGCAGAAGATCTGAAGGAATCATTTCGATTCGGGCAGTTCGTCGCTGAGACACAGGACACGCTGGAGGAAACGCAGCTGGGCGTGAACAAGGCAGTAGCGCAGAACGAAACGCAACAGGCAAAGCTGCTGGCACAACTTCGCAACACGAACTTGACGGCAGAGGAACGACTGGTCATTGCAGATAAGTTGACCACGTTGGAGAACGCAAACTTGAACCTTAAGAGGCTTCAGCTAACGGCTGAATTGGCATTGCTAAAGGCGCAAGCAGCAAGAGAAAAGGCTGACAAGGGCGAAGTGAGTGACGCAATCAATCAGCAGATCAACGCGACTGAAGTTGCTTTGGAAAATGCAGAGGCATCATCAGTCGCATTAACGGAGAAGGTAGCTGTACGAAGGGAAAACATCGTCGCACAAGAAGAGGCAAGGAAGGAAGCACTCCGGCAGAAGGCAAGGGAGGCAAGGAAGAAAGCAGAAGAGCAGGAGGCGAAGAACGCAGAGCAAAGAGTGCAAGCACAGGCGAAGTTGGATGACGTGCTGAACGGACTGGCTGATGATAGACTGGCACGAACGCAGACCGATGGTGAGAAGGAGATCACGGCAACGGAGAAGAAGTACGCAGACCTTCAGAATGTAGCACAGGAAGGGATTCAGAAGTTGCGTGAAGCATCGCCACCTGGTGCTGAGGCTGCTATCGCACAGCAGGAAGCGAACATCTTGGTTCAGATTGAAACGGCCAAGCAGCAAGAGTTGACCCAGGTCAGGCAGAAGGCAGCGGAAGAGTTGCAGAAGGAGCGTGAAGAGGGCAGAGAGCAGCTAAGAAAGACGCTTCTTGACGATACCGAGTTGGAGCGTGAAGCGATACTGGAGAAGTTGGATGCAGACGTTGAACTGGCTGAGAAATCCATTGAGAACCTGGAGGAGCGGAACGAAACGATTCGGAAGCTTACTGAACAGGCGCAGAAGGACTTGACCGCAATAGTGACTACTGAAGAGCAGAAGCGAATCGATGCCGAGACTGCTGCTGCGGAACAGCGGGCAGCGTTGCAACAGGCGAATCTTGATCTGGTTAAAAGTTTCGCCGAACAAAGTCTTGCGACTCTCGTCCAATCAGCAGCAGAGGGAAAGGGGCTGCAAGAGGAAGCTGCTAAACAGCTATTGGTGCTATTGCTCGACACGGTGGAAAAGATAGTCTTGCTGAATGCTGTCAATGCACAGACGGGTGCAATAGCATTGGGATTCTCGACCGGAAACCCTGCCGCTGGTATCATCGCTGGTATTGCTGTTACGGCGATTATCAAGGGGCTGTTTGCCGCTGTGAAGTCGAGCATCTTAGGCAACTACAAAGGCGATGATTTCGTCGGTGGCGATGGCAGCAGACCGATGTGGAGTGGTCGCGATGGATTCCTTCGACGGCTGGACTACGGCGAGCGAGTGGTGACAGGCAAGACGAACGCAAAGTACTACGACGAGATGCAAGCAATGGAAGACGGTAACTGGGACCGCTATCTCGACAACAACTACATCCTTCCTGCGATCGAGTCTCTGCGATACAACGATGACGAACGTGCTGTGAAGTTCGTGCAGACGGACATGGGACAAAGGATGGCTGCATCCATCACGCTGCCAAGGATGTTCGACAAGAACATCGTGGAGAGCCAAATGGCGCAGAGCAGAGAGCAGCGCAGGACGAACAAGCTGCTTGAAGAGATGGTGCACAACACACGGGCGCGGACCAGCAACAAACGGTACTACTGATGGACGGCACGATCACCCACTACATCAACGGCACGCAGGTCGAAGAGCCGTTGGGATGGAGCGACTTCGAGGAGGAGTTGGACCGTGATATCAAAGAGCGTCTGATATCGGTGAAATACAGCAGCGACCTGACCTTCACCGGACAGGGCTACGAGATGCTGAAGGAGATGTACGAGCAGAACGGATTCTGTCAGATCATCAACTACCAGGCATTGCAGGACTGCGCTGGCACAACGAACATCTGCGCTCGCGGTGTGATCATCTTAGCTGATGCAGAGTGGAACCTGACCAGGTGCGAAGTCGCTGTTCCTGTGGTTGACGATGCGCTGGGTGCAAGGGTGATCAACAACAAGGCGATACCTATATCACCGACTGCTGAACTGACGAAGAACGGTCTTGCTCTTGCACCTGTCAGCACGTTCGCGATTCTGCTGCACGACCCGCAGACGAGTTCGCTGCTTCCCGATTCGCGTGATGCGTGGGACTGGTGGGACGCAATGAACCACGCGATCGCCTACATCACCGACAACGAAGTGACGTTGGTCAGCGACTGGGTGGGTGGACTGAGTGATACGGAGCAGTACTGCCTGATGGATGGCTATATGCTGCGGACCTTCACGGCATCGCCACGGCGTGTGGTATGGAGTTGGGAAGAATTGTTCATGGACATGGCTGGCAGGTACAATCTGTGGCTATCAGCGGAGCGCGATTCGTCCGGCAATCCTGTCCTACGGATTGAACCCGAAAGCTATTTCCTCTCGACAGGCGGTGGCGTTCAGCAGTTGGATATCCAAGACCTGACGAGAACGGTGGACGCTGACAGGCTGTACGCTGGCGTGGAGATAGGCAGCGAGGAGTTCATTCAGCAGGTATTAGCTACACCGTTATCGATGCCGTACATCCCGCTGCTCACGCATGGCGAAGAGCGGTATAGCTTCAGCGGAGTCTGCAATACGAGCGAGCAGCTGGGTTTGAAGTTCAAGTTCGTGAGCGATTCGAACGTGATTGAAGACGTGATCCTGAACAACAACGAGGACTACGAAGAGAAGGTCTTCATGATTCAGTATTCCGTTCCTCCTGCTGTTGCTTCCGCTCGCTCTACACCTTGGACATTCGACTTCGGTGCGGGAGTGACAAGGCCGTACAACGAGAAGATACTGAATGGTGAGATCCTTTCTCGCTACTACTTGCAGAGTCCGGTGGGCAGTAACATCTCAGCACCGACACCGTTCAGCGACTTCATCGTGGGCTTCGGTCCTTCAGTACCAATCACAGCGTTGAACACGCAGAGTGCGTACTTCACACCGTTCGTGAACTACACGTCAACGGTGACGGCGTTCTATTACTTTGAAATCAACTTCGCGTGGCGAGTGATTTCGAATCTGAATTACAGAGCAGGTGAGGGCGCGAACTTCTTTCTGCAAGGAAGGATTGAGTACAAGGTGGAGCGATTCGATTCCACGGCTACACTAATTGACACGCAGACGTTCGGGTCCAACTATTTCTACCAGGTCGGACAGTACAACATCTTCTTCCCGTATGCTACTGTGCTGAATACGGGTGACTACCTGGTCGTATCGTACCGATTCATGACGGCCAACACCTACTACGAAGTAAGCGGCAGCGGACCCGAACAATCACCCGTAATCACGATGTCGATTCGCGAACCGAGTTACATCATCCTGCTGTTCGACAACGCAGGTGGCTACATCACGGGGCTGGGCAAGGGACCGATACTGAAGTATACGTTCGACAGACACCTTGACCTTTCGACGTGGCTATCTTTGACGAGCGGCCCACGGAATTCGATTGAGATCAGTCCGACGAGTGAAGTGCTGACCAGCGGATGGGTGGGCAACGCGAAGCGAAACGTATCAACAGGGGCTTGCACGTGGGAAGTTATAGCTGAACAGCCATGAGCATTGTAACGATTCCGAATCAACCCGTGAACCTTACGGGCAGCACGCTGCAAGGCTGTCTGTGCGACCCGCTGGTTCCTTCGACGTTGATAGCTGACAGCGACTTCATCGAAGTCTGCTTCAGAGCGTATGCCTGTGCAGATTCACCATTGCTGTTCAGCAGTACCACCTACCAGGGGAACTGGAAAGACAGCGGCAACTGGCAGTTGAGCGAGGAAGGTATCTGCGTCACAGGGGCGGGAGATTACAGCAGCATCCTCGAAGAGATATCGTTCACGCCAATCTTCAACGAACGCTACGAACTGAGGCTGAACTTCAGTTTGCTGATCGGCACGATGAACGTGACGATTGGTGGATTCCAAGCATTCATCAGTTCGCCTGGTATTCACTTCTTTGTTTTCACAGCAACGGGAACCAATGGCCTTGAGATTAGTCCTGTGACTGAGGAAACGCTGGCCTGTCTGTTCTTCAACGGTGTCAATCTGTATGAGGCGAACAACGACCTGACCGTCACGATGTATGACGATCAAGGCGTACAGGTATTCCAAACGGATTGGGATACAGACCCGCAGTGGTTCACGTTCGTCAACGACTGGGTGGTGCTGTCGATACCGATGGACGAGACCGGAGTGACGGGCTGCTTCTATCTGAACGTGAGCGACTGCGACATTCCCGCTGGATTCGATTCGCAGGTATTTCAGGTGATCACGAACACGGACTGCACGTTGCTGTTCAGAGCGTGCAACGACAATGATGCGTTGGGCTTTCCTTCGTTGTTCACGCCGATGCTGAGAGCGATGGCGAAGCTGGTGCGACCTACGTGGCAGTTCGACGTGAGCGAAGAGCGTCGAAGCAATGGCAGGAATATGCGCCACTACATCGACAGACAGACCATCTACGATTTGAGGATAGACTTGCAGAACGAATACGCGATGCCGTTCGTTGCAGCGTTGCCCGTCTTCAATCACTTCTACATCGGTCAGCAGGAATACTTCATCGATGCTGACGAAGTGAGTCCCACGTACAGCGATATCTTTGATGCAACTGGCGGCGTGGAGATGAAGGTGAGACCCAAGCAGGAGTTGTTCCGCAACGTGATGTGCGGCGAAGAGAACACGGCGGGCTGCGTGCCACCACCGAACTTCTTGGTTCAGCGCAGAGGGCCGAACGAAGACTACGTGACGTTGCAGACAGGCGGACGAATTGCACTACACTAACCGAAACGACAATGCCAAATCGCGCGATAAACCAATTCCCGAACGCAGCCAGTCTGCAAGACGGTGACCTGCTGTACGCTGTACGGGGAACGACTGACTACAAGATTGACGCGGCAACGTTTGCCGGACGAATCCAATCCTTTCAGACCGTGATTGCAAGTGCTGACGTTCTCACCATAGGCACGACACCTGTGATCGTTGTTCCCGCACCATCGGCATCGCAGGTGCTGCTGCCTGTGATGGTATTCTTCCAATACATCAACGGGACTACGGACTATCTTTCGACTGGTGACCTATGGCTTTACGATGTGGGAATTGGACAATACTACGGATCAGCTATTGGAATGGGAGCGTCAGGCGATGGCAACGTGATGACTATGCTTGGTGCGCCGCTTACCGCTGGCGCGGGCCTTTATCTTTCTACTGCAGATCTTGCTGACCCAACGACTGGTGATTACGACATGAAGGTAATCGTCTATTACAGCGTACACAATGGCTGATCAGTTCATCGAAGACCTGCCCGATGGCGGGGACTTGCAAGCAACAGACCTGCTGTACTTTCAGCGCAACATTGCTGGAACGTGGAACGATTTCAACATTCGTGCTGGTGCTGTCAACGGTGTGAACGTTCTTGTCCACCAAGGCGTGTACACGGAAGCGGATGTAATTGGATTGAACACAATCCCGATGTTCAGCGTTGCCGCTGGGAAGGTGGCAGTATTCCTTCCGGGTGCGTTTGCGAAGTACGAATCGGCATCACCAACTGGAATTCTTGCAAGCATTCAAATCGGATCCTCTCAGGATGAGCTGTCAGTAACGTGGAATGACGTAAATCCCTTGGAATATTTGAGTTTTGGTACGATAGCGAATATTTGCATTGCTGGACAGGCGGCAATTGAAGTAGCTACAACTATCGCCCCAGGTCCGTTCACGTTGACCGTATCAGTACGCTACGTATTGGTGACCGTTTAACTACCTTTGAAGAGTTCGTCGTTCCGCCCGTTTCGCACCAAGGGGCAGATAATGCTGGTGCTAAACACGTAAACCTGGCTAACGTCATGGCTATTAACGACTGCCCCAAACCCTACTACTGTTACGACTACGAGGCGTATCCGGCGCAGAGCGGCTGCGATACGAAAGAGTACTACCTGAGCGGCATCAGTTCCATCGGACTGCTGTCATGCGGTGCTGAACTTGTTGACCCAAGTGACGCGGAGGAAGTACAGGCTCTGATCGACAGTGGCGAACTGATCATCATCAGCGGCATCAAGGCCGGATTCGATGACGCATCGCCCATCACGATCGATCCTGTTACTGCCTGTGGTACTACCATCACCATTAACGCTGACCGCACCGTGTCCTTTGAGGATGCCAAGGTCAGCAAAGAAGTGGTGGAGTGGTACAACACCATCAAGTCACAGCGATTCGGTGGTGCTTTGCTTTATGAGTGCGCTGAGAATCGTGTGTCCTACGTCACCCAGTACGTGACGATGACCGCTAACCGCGCTGGTGGAAACACCAACAGCGAGGCACAGCGGATCGCCGGAACGATTGCTTGGCGTTCGCAGGATGACCCTGTACCATACGATGCACCAGGCAACATCTTCGGATGATTGACGCGGTGAACAACGAAGAGGCAAAGGGCAGGGGAGTTTCCCCTGCCATTGCCATTTTCGCGTATGGTCGCAGAGGATATGCACAGGCTGCGGAGAACCTTGCGCTGACGCTGCGTGAGCATTCACCGAATGTTCCTGTCCATCTGTGGGCAGGTGAAGGTCTGCGTGTAGATCACGCTTTGTTCACGAAGGTCCATCAGTTGGATTCCGAATGGTACAAGCAGGGGCCAGGGACATTGAAGGTCAACGTGTACGAGATTCTTCCCAAGGGCGATTGGCTGTTCATGGATGCCGACTCTTTGGTGATTGCTGACATCACGCCACACCTTGACGCATTGACGAAGCACGACTTCGCCATTGAAGTGAAAGGCAAGGGAGGCGAACACGATACGATTGAATACACACCGTGGGCAACGAACGCTACCATCAAACGCGTGTGTGAACTGAAGAACGATGCCACCTACTACGGCGTGCAGAGTTCGTGGATGTGGATTCGCAAACCTTCCAAGAAGGTAGCGCAGATATTCAAGTTAGCGTTGCACGTTAATTATCAGCAGAGCGATCTGAAGGAACCTTGGGGCAACGACATTCCCGACGAGTTGCGTTTGGCGAGTGCGCTGTCATGTCTTAACATAGAACTACCCGATCACCGAATGTCTTTCTACGGACAGGGCCATGAATACAAGGGACTGCACGATGTTGCAAAGCATCTGCCTATCGTCTGCCTGTATGGTGACCTGCGTCAACATCGGCTGATCAAGCTGACATGGTTTGAATCTTACGATCGATACATTCGTGGATTGTATCGTAAGCACGGAAGACAGATGTGGTACAACCTGCATAGCGTCATGCAGGATAAATACGTGAACAGAAAATGAAATGCTGCGGAAGACCCAAGACGAAGCCGAAGTACAGGATGAACCTTGCATTGGTCTTCGGGCCAGTACATGAGCAACGGACCTGATGCTTACGGAAGAGCAGATTAGCCTGGTCGTATCTGAGTTCGCGAAGAAGGCGAGGAACTGGTACGTCGATGGCACGTTTCGCGAGTACGGCAGGAACGGCGTAAGCACAGCAAGGGCAAGCAAGTGGCCGGAGTTTTGGCCCGGCTACAACAAGGCTGTGAAGCAACGTGACGAACTGCGCGTTCACATTGAGAGCGGAAGCTTCCCTGCCCATCTGATTCACGACCGATCACCGAATCAGACAGAGGCGGAGTTTGAATACGTTCGCAAGAACTTCAAGCAGGTGACGATTCCGCACTATGTGGACTTCGAGAACATGATCATCGGTGCGCTGCATCAGAGCAACTGGACATTTGAGTTCGGACCTGCTGCTGGTGAGGACAACGACCCGCTCGCGTTCAAGAGTTATATCAACACGCGGATTGACCAGTTCGATTCATTGTCCGACTGGATGAAGCACATCCTTCCCAAGATCAAGACGCTTGATCCGATGGGAGTGGTATGTGTGATGCCGAAGAAGGTGTCTGCTGTGGAAGGTACGACAGACGATGGCGAAGTGGCGATGGTCATTGACCCGGACGTATTGATTGACCCGCAGCCGATCTACTTCCCCGTTGAACAGGTGGTAGGCAAGGAAGACGGCAGGTGGTATCTCTTGGTGACCAACGAAAGAAGCATCGTCAGCAAGGCCGGGAAGGATGTCCGCGAAGGGATGGTGCTATGGCTGGTGGATGACATGAACTGCTGGCGTGTTGAGCAGTACGGCAAAGCGCACGACCTGACGTTTCAATTCAGTCTGCATTTCGCGCATGGCTGTGGCTATGTTCCTGCCGAGCCGTTGAAGGGAAGGCCCGTGATTGAGAACGGCACGGTGATGTTCGAATCCTACTACCTGCCCGCGAAGGATCTCTTCGACCTGGTGCTGCTGGATTCGATGAACCTGTTCATGATCAAGAGCAACAGCGTCTATCCGATGCGTGTGATGCTTGGGCATGAGTGCGACTACCAGGACATCAGCGGTGGTCAGCATTGCATCGGTGGAAGACTGCACAGCCAAGGCGAGGAAGGTCTGATCGCGATGGGCAAATGTCCTTCGTGCAGAGGGACCGGAGTTGCTGCACGTCTTGGTCCTGCTGGCGTTCTCTTCGTGAAGGAGCAGAGCGCACGGGAAGGCGGGCAGCAGGTGAAGGTGCAGGATGCGATGACCTTCGTTGAACCAACTGCTACGACACCGACCATCTTGCGTGAAGAGATTAGGTCGAACACGGCAGAAGGTCGCAGGATGCTGCACCTGCACAGCGACATCAGTATCAGCGGAGGAAGTAGTGAGACTGCGACACAGGTCGGCGTAGGCGTGAAAGCAAGGGCGAACTTCATCGCACCGATTGCATCGCAGATCTTCGCGACCATTGACTTCGTGGCGAAGACGATTGCAATCGAACGCTACGGAAGTGCGGAGGATTACTACACCATCATTCCTGCAACGCAGTACGACCTAAGGACTGAGGCTGACTACCTGTACTTGCTGGGCGAAGCGATGGCGAAAGGACTGCCACCTGCTGCGATTGAGGAAGTACTTCGTGGCTACTTCAACATCCGGTACGCGAGCGACCCGTATATGCAGGAAGCGATGTCTGTTATCGTACAGGCAGACCGATTGGTGGCTGCGAACTGGCAGCAGATCGCAGCGATGCAAGCAAAGGGTGAAGTGAAAGCATGGGAAGTCGCGCTGCATCAACAGGCATTGGGGCTGTACGACAGGCTGATGCAAGACCCTGCATTCAGAACGCTGGACATCTTCGCGAAGTCTGATGCGATGCGCCAGTACGCGATGCAGCAGTTCGCGTCTGAGATGACCGCGATGAATGTTCCTATCGTTCGTCCTGCTCAGATGATGGCACAGACCATCGTTGAGGAAACGGAGAGCGAGAACGACAACGACGATGAGATGATCGAAGGAGTGATTGACATCCTTCGCGGCATCGGTGACTTGAACAACAGGCAGCGCAGCGCAGAGGAGCGCCTTGCCAATTTTGAGCGCGAAGGAGTCACCGTTGACCGTGCCGACTTCTTGCGGCGTGTGATGGAAACCAGGGCTGTATGACCTTCCTTGAATTTCTGAAGGGCCAAGCACAGGCAGATGCCGGAGTGCTGAAGCTGCTTGAGGAAATGGCATCGTTGCAGGGACGAACTGCGACACGCATCGGGACCATCCTTGCGGACCTTGACATTCGTGACGGGAACCTGGTAGCGACCGAGTCGAACATCGCGAAGCTGTCGCAGGTGATGTCCGACATTGAATCGGACTTCGTTGATCCGCAATGGCGCGATGCGGTGAAGGAATACGTCAAGACCTTCGATGTGCTGGATGCGAATACCACCGAATGGGTGGGACAGATTGGAAGCATCGACAAGGGACTGATGAAGGCGTTGCGAACGCAGTACAAGCAGATCAGTGCGGAGTACCTTCTGAACGCACAATCATTCTCGCAGACCCTGCTGAATCCCATCGCGCAGGAAGTGGGTGCGTACATCGCAACTGGCAGCAGATACAGCGACCTTGTAAGTGCAGTCACGCAAATCGTAACTGGTGGTGATACGAGCGATGGCGCAATCCTTGGCAACGCGAGAACAACGGTCAATGACCTGGTCAGCGTGTACGAAAGAACAGCGACCAACGTTGCGTCAGAACAGGTAGGTGCTGTGTTCTTTCTGTACCAAGGAAGACCGATCAAAACGACCCGGCCGTTCTGCCGTGAGCGGGCGAACAACTACTACCATAAGCAGGAGATTGCAAGCTGGGCGAGCGAAGACTGGCAGGGCAAGACGGCAGGAACAAACAGCACCACCATCTTCAGCTACCTTGGTGGATATAACTGCCGACACGTTCTCGTTCCTGTTAGGCAGAGCGAAGTTGCTGCGCAAGACCTGCAACGAATGCGTGATAAAGGTCTGATCACTTGACTACCTTTGGTACATGAGTACCACAGACAAGATGGTCAGGTATCGCCTACCAGGTGATAAGCTGATCCGGACCTGCCCCGAAAGGCTGACACGAACGAATGGGTTTCGGATTCAAGGTGGCGTTGTGCTGCAAGAGATGCAGCCGATTAGTCTGCCGAAGATGATGGAGACATTCGTCGAAGAGATTGACGAACATATCAGCAACGTGCCGGAAGTAAAGCGTCGCGGACGCAAACCCAAACAATAAGACCATGCCTATCAAACCCGAAGAAGCGTTGGAAGTCATGGACTTCGACCTGTCGAAATTCGATAGCGTGGAAGATTTCAAAACTGCCGTGGAGCGCAAATTCGTTTCGCGCGAAACGGCACAGAACGACAAGGAACTGAGCGGCAAGATTCTTGGCAAATTCAATCGCGTGTTCCGCACCAAGCTGGGCAAGATTGGAAACGCAATCGGTGCAGACGTTGACGATAGCTTGGAACCTTTGGACATCTTGGACCAGTTCATCCCTGCGATCAACATGAAGGTCGGCGAGATTGACCAATGGAAGAAGAAGGCCGAGACGGCAGTAGCCGATGACGTAGTGAAGGAATGGCAGACGAAGCTGAAGTCTACGGAGAAAGAGCGCGAGACCTTCAAACAACAAGCCGTTGAGTGGCAGGAGAAATTCAACGGACTGGACACCGAAGTGAAGACCACCAAACGGAAGAGCATCATTGACCGTGAGTGGGATCAAGCTTTGTCGGGCGTGGCGTTTCATCCTGGCGTTGATGATCTGAAGAAGCGAGGATTCGTGAGTGCTGCGAAGGAGCGATACCGCATCGACCTTGATGATGAGTTGAAGCCGAAGATGGTGGACGCGAGCGGCAATCCCATCAAGCACCCGAAGTGGGCAGGTGAACTGATGTCGCTGTCGGATGCTGTGAAGGACATGGCGAAAGAGTTCAAGTTGTTGCAGGACAATCCTCACGCAGGTAAACCTGTGGCGCAGTCATTTCAGCAGCGGCCGATTCAGCAGAACGTACAGGCAGCACCATCTTCGCAAGGCGCGATTCGCGCACCGCGTAGGTTTGGTCAGCGATAGTAAGAGTGTGTGTGTGGGTAAAGGGAATCGCTCTGCATATGCAGGGCGATTTTCTTTTACATTTGTGCTGACGAACTACCGTATCTGCCGTCCTCGCGGCAAGGAACATTGCGAGGGATTGGGCTTACCGGATGCCGCCCCACCAATAGGCATCTGTTCGATAACCTAAATCCCAACTCGCTATGAGTTACAACACAGGCAATTTGATTGAGTGTTCGACCCTTCAAGTCGCGCTCGAAGAAGTATGGCAAGCATCACCAGTGACGGAGATGATGCCATTGGAAGACGTGCTGACCAGCGCAGAGAACCAACGCGGAATCACGCAGCTGATCCTTCCCGGCAACGGCAAGAAGCGCAATGTCGAAGTGACCTATTCCCCACGCCTGACTGAAAGCGTTGTGGAAGAGAACGTTGCGAATCCACGTTGCAGCACGGAGACCAAGTACGGTAACCTGGCTACGACCTATTCGATGCCTGACCAAAACCTTGGTTATGCTGAGACGGTCAGCAACGCCGATATGCGGAACAGCTGTTTAGGTCCGAACAGCAGCTACATCCTGGGCCGCATCACGGCTATCGCTGATGTGCTGGAGCGGGCTGTTGCAACGCAGCACGCTGAAGAGTTCGCTCTGCTTGCTGGCACCTGGGGCAACGGCATCTTCGCCACGGGCAACGCTGCTGGTCAGGTCAACACGTCCGACGAATACGTGTGGGCTACCCGTTACAGCGATGGTCGTGTGAATCCCGAAGCGTGGGGACAACTGTCTATCGCTCGCATGAAGGCAGGACTGGGTGATACCATCGGCTTCGGTGGTACTACTGCATGGTCCTACCTGAATGCTTCGATGGCTGGCTGCTGCTCGCAGGATGGCATCAACTTGATCGACGCGATGAACCGTTTCGGTATGAGTTACGCTTACGACAAGCGTCTTGAGGCTGCTCTCGCATCCGATGATAAGTTCATGATCTACCGTTTGGGTTCTGTGCAGCCGCTGTTCTACGTTGAGAATCCTTGGCTTGAGGGCGTTGCTCCTGGCGTGATTGGTTCCAACTATACGCACACCAGCATCTTCGGTCCTCGCACCGGAATGCCGATGGATCTGACGATCAGCGACAACTGCGGCCAGGTGACCTTGGCTGTTGCCGTTAGCACGAAGTTGATTGCTGTACCGAACGACCAGTTCTTCAGCGGTGACGAGTACTTCGGCATCAACGGAGTTGCTAAAGTGAAGATCACAAACCCTTAGGCAGCTATCTGATTCAGGGTGACGGATTCAGCGATGAGTTCGTGCTGCTGCAAGACGATGGCAGGATCATCCTGCATTGATAGCAACGACCATGCAACGGCGCAGAGAACTGCTCTGCGCCAATGCATACAAATCAAACCAAGATGCCAAGCTGTTTGGATTCATTGATCGGGCAGGACAACGGATGTACATCGACAGATGGTCGGCTGTATCTGAAGGACATCGGCATCACGGACAAGTTCATTGCAGGACTTCTCGCGAAGCACAACGAAGGCATCGAAGACTGGATGTCCGAGCGTAGGCGCATCGCCACGCAGTACGTTGTGCAAGATGTCGTTCACAACATCAACGGAGCGTTCAAAGCATCGACGTTGATTGACAACGCCAGGCTTGGTGTGTGGCCTGACGTGGAGAGTCTCACAACCGCTGAAGCTGGATACGAGAACGGCATCATGATCGAAGTCTGCTCGCCAGCATCGAACACGAAGATCAACATTACCGGGATTGAATTCTACGGCGAGACCACAGGAGTGGTGACCGCTACGATATATGACCTTACTGACGGGACCGTGATTGCTACGCTGACGGCGAACGCAGTCGCTGGACAGATATGCTACTTCGAAGACGTGGATGTGGTGGTGCAGAACCTACGGGCGAAGCGCAGGATCTTCATCACGACCGATCAGACATCGTTCTACAAGGCTCAGATGAGCGTTGGCTGTGGAAGCTGCAAGCCTACTTGTTACAAGAGGGGCAACGGACTGCTTGAATCGAACAGCGTTCGCTTCGTTGACACGGACAAGAAGGTGTACATGAACAGGACCAGCGCACCGAATACTGGTGGCCTGTCTGTCATCGTGAGCGTAAGCTGCGACCACCTTGCATTTCTGTGCGAGATCAAATCGCAGATGGCATTGCCGCTGCTCTACTGCTTGGGCCGTGAGATACACACGACTGCGCTGTACAACTGGGATCGCTGGGGCATTCAGAATCTACGGAAGGAAGACATCGAAGCAAGGCGCGATGAACTGGAAGCGTTGTATTCGAAGTTCATGGCGGGCTTGATTAAGAACATCCAAGTGCCGAGCGATGTGCATTGCTACGTCTGTGATAAGCAGGTCTATCCAGGTGTGATACTGCCATGATGGAAGGTCAGGACGAAGCGATTAAGTACGTCAATGATCGGCTGGAGAAGCTGAAGACTGGGCGTTCTATTTACTTCGCTGCCAAGGAAACGCAGGTGCAGGTGGCGAACCGCGTGTGGGGCCAAGGGAAGTTGACGAACGGCAGCGCGTTGAAGTACAACGAAGACTACGAGTTGTACGCGTACCAACCACCATCGCCGAAGAAGGTGACAGGAAAGGGGAAGCCGTACAAGCTGTGGAAGCGGCCACCACCAAAGGGAGTCAAGGGCAGGTCTGCTGCGATCAAGGGCGGATGGTATCCCAGCTACCTGGCCTACAAGCAACAGCAGGGAAGGGCAGATGCACCGTTTGAATTGACGGGCAGATTGAGGAAGGCGTACCTGTCTGACATCAGTCTGAAGGAGACTGGTCCGACAACAACGCTGATAGTTCTTTCGGGCGAGAACGGTGCGAAGTACCAAGGTCTGACAGATAGCAAGGGCGAGTTCCTTCAACTGAGTCAGGAAGAGATCAAGTACTACAACGAACGAGTGAACGACTTGAGCCAATGATCCAGCAGATACTTGAAGCGTTGGACGCGGCGGCGGCGCAGCATCTTCCGGTGGCAGTACGTCACCTGTTGACGGAGCAGCAGCCGACTGGAAGTGGAATCGCTCCGCACGTCTACGTTGGTAACGGCAACTGGAACCCGATTGCAAACGACAACGCTGGAACGTTCAGCTACTGGCGTTTGATGTCACCGATTCGTGAGCAGGAAGTAGATGCACCTGGCTGCTTTGATGCGTTCCAAGCAACGTACAATCTGCGGCTGGTATCGATGATCGATCGCGACATCTGTGGCGATGTGTTCGATGCTACCAGGGCGGCGGCTACGGCGATAAGGAATACCGACGATGTACTTCGTGCTGCGCTGAAGTTGATGCTGGTTGATTTCTCCAGCGGATCAGTCGAAGTGCAGAGCAGCCGAGTCTACAACCAGGAGTTCGGCGGTGGGCTGGATGTGAATCCGAACAAGACGCTGGTAGCGATTGACGTGACCATCAGCGTGACTGGTAGATCGTCGTGCTTTAAACCTTGCACACCAACGCCGGACTTCTTCTGTGCGTTGATTGAGGCAAAGACATGGGCGAAGATCAAGGGCTGCATGACGGCAGGACAGATTGCGGATGCGATCGAAGACCTGTGCGACGATGCACCGTGTGATCCTCTGTCGGTGCAAGTGAACGGTGAGCCGTATGCTACCATCGAAGACCCTTGCGGTGGGATTGCTTCGGTCGAAGTAGTGCAGGGCGATGTTCCCGTAGGC